ATATGTTAAATGATGAATTTAATATGGAATATGAAACTGCTCGTTGTTGGAATGAAGATGCTAAAAATGTGGTAAAGATGGACTATCCTTCTTTTCCTAAACTCAATAAAGTCCTAACTCAAGCAGAAGTAATTAATAATTTTGTCTCGGAACGACAATAACCTTGCCCTGATGCGGATGTGGAGTATACTCCCGCCCTGTTTCTTGTTTCCAGTCAAAGAACAAGTGGAGCGTGGTGAAGCGACATGAGATTTAGTTATTACTCATTCAAAATAACTTGGCGTGCATGGAAATTATCTGAGAGGTCTTGACGAAGACCTCTTTTTTTATTACAATACATATTAGGCAATAGAATTAATAATAATGAAAATTGGTTTTAATTGTAGTTCATTTGATTTATTTCATGCAGGGCATGTAACAATGCTCAAAATGGAAAAGGAAATGTGTGATTATTTGAAGGTCGCACTTCAAGTTGATCCGACTATTGATAGACCTGGAATTAAAAATAAACCTGTCCAGAGTGTCTATGAGAGATATGTTCAATTACAAGCTTGTAAATATGTTGATGAGATTCTTGTGTATGAAACAGAAGATGATTTAATTAACCTCATCAAAACTCAAACGATGCATATTAGATTCTTAAGTGAAGAGTATAAAGACAGGGACTTTACAGGAAAACAATATTGTATTGATCATGGAATCGAACTTCATTTCCATTTAAGAAAACATAAGTATTCTTCTACAGAAATTAGAAATCGAGTTTATACTCTAGAAGAAGCTAAAAGATCTGAAAAAGTGCAAGATGAGGTCTTGGAACAATATTCACCAAAGTTACTTAACAAGTATGGAGTAAAATGAGTATTTTAGTTACAGGTGGTGCAGGTTTTATTGGAAGTAATCTTTTACATTATCTTAAATCGTCAGATGAAAAAGTAATTTGTATTGATAAACTTTCTTATGCAGCGGATGAAAATAATATTCCTGAGTATGTAAATTTTCAAAAAGGAGATCTTACTGATAGGGAATTTCTTAAAAATATCTTTAATAAAGAAAACATCAAATATATTTTTCATCTTGCAGCCGAAAGTCACGTAGATAATTCAATTAAAGATTGTGGACCTTTTATTTCATCTAATGTTATTGGAACTGTAAATCTTCTTGAACTTTCATTAAAGTATGATGTAGAGAAGTTCATGCATATATCTACTGATGAGGTTTATGGTTCTATTGAGTATGGTTCTTTTACAGAAGAAAGTAACTATAATCCAAGAAATCCATATTCAGCTTCAAAGGCTTCTAGTGATCATTTTGTAAATGCATTTCATCATACATATGGTCTTCCAACAATAATTACAAACTGCTCTAATAATTATGGTCCAAGACAGTTTGAAGAAAAAATGATACCAAAGACTATTACTAATATTTTACAAGGAAAATCTGTTAAAATATATGGAGATGGCCAACAAGTCCGAGATTGGTTATATGTAGAAGATCACTGTAAGGCACTAGTAAAAGTTTGGGAAAAGGGAATTGCAGGACAAAGATATAATATTGGGGGGGAGTGTGAACTGACAAACAACGATTTAGTTCATAAAATTATTCATTTGATGAATAAAGAAAATCAAGTTCAAATTGAATATGTGAAGGATCGTCCTGGACATGATAAAAGATATTCTACAAACATTTTAAAAATTAATACGGACTTGGGTTGGAGTCCAGAAACCAATCTTGATGAAGGTCTAATTAAAACTATTGATTACTATCATGAAAAGAACAAATACGTCACTCAATGATGCTTTTATAGTTGAAACAAAAAAATATGAAGATGAGAGAGGATTTTTTATAGAATCATTTAATGAAAAAAACTTTAATGATATTGGTCTAAATGAGAAATTTGTACAAGATAATCACTCTAGATCATCAATTAATGTATTAAGAGGTCTTCATTATCAAGTTGTAAAACCACAAGGAAAACTTGTAAGATGTATGACTGGTAGAGTTATGGATGTAATTGTTGATTTAAGAAAATCATCATCAACATTTGGAAAACATTTCAGTATCGAGTTATCTTCTCCAGAAGTCATGTTATGGGTTCCACCTGGATTTGCTCACGGTTTTTATTGTCTGACTGAAGTTTGTGATATATCTTATAAGACTACAGACTATTATTACAAAGAATATGATAGAACTTTACTTTGGAATGATCTTAACATAAAATGGCCATCTCAATCACCTATACTTTCTGAAAAAGATAAAAATGGAAAACAATTTGGTGAGTGTGAAAAATATGACTGACGTTTCTATTTTTGGTGGAACTGGTTACATTGGAAGTACCTATGAAAGATTATTTCCTGGAAATATAATCATTCCTAGAGGGCAAAGACATTTTGACACTCATAATGTTCTGTACTTCATTAGTACAACAACTAATCAAAATATTTTTAAAAATCTTCAAATTGATATTGATACAAACTTAAAAATTCTAACAGAAGTTTTATCACATTGTAAGAGAACTGATACAGTATTTAATTTTGTAAGTTCTGGATTTGTCTATGGAAATGATATTCTTGATGCAAAGGAAAGTGATTGTTGTAATCCAACAGGTTTTTATTCTGTAACTAAAAGATGTGCAGAACAACTTCTGATTTCTTATTGTGAAACCTTTGGAATGAAATATCGTATCTTTAGAATCGGAAATGTTTTTGGTATTGATCCAACAATTTCAAAGGGTAAAAATGTTCTTGGGTACATGATTCAAACTTTGAAGAAGAATGATACAATCAAATTGTATGATGGTGGTGATTATCTTAAAGATTACATTTATGTGAATGATGTATGTAAAGCTATAAATTTATTAATGGAAGTATCAGATACAAATCAAATTTATAATATAGCTACTGGTGTATCGAGATCATTTAGAGAAGTTATTGAATATGCAAAAGATTATACAAATAGTACAAGTGAATTAATTGATGTTGAGATTCCCAAAGAACAAAAATATATTCAAGTAAAAAATTTCACAATGAATGTTGATAAACTTTTATCTTATGGATTTGTTCCAGAACTTGAAATTTCTGAAGGTATAGATATGATGTGTGAGGTGTATTGACCAAACACATCTTTTTTGTTAAAATATATAGTAAGTAATGAATGAGCTTTATGTCTGAATATAAGAAGACAGCACTTGTACTTGGTGCTGGTGGATTTATTGGAAGTCACATGGTAAAAAGACTTCGTTCGGAAGGATACTGGGTACGTGGAGTAGATCTTAAAAGACCTGAATATTCTTCTACGGAGGCCAATGAATTTATTCAAGGAGATCTCCGTGATGTGAATTTTGTCCGTCGTTGTATTCGTTATGCCGGACCCTATAGTAACTTTTACGCTCAAATTACAGATAAGTTTCTTGAACCATTTGATGAAATTTATCAGTTTGCTGCTGATATGGGTGGAGCAGGTTTTGTTTTTACTGGAGAGAATGATGCAGATATCATGCACAACTCTGTTTCTATTAATCTCAATGTTCTTGATGAACAAAGAAAGTTTAATGAACTAAAAGAAGTTAATAAGACAAAAATCTTTTATTCTGGATCTGCTTGTATGTATCCAGAACATAACCAACTTGATCCAGATAATCCAGACTGTCGTGAAGAATCAGCATATCCAGCAAATCCAGACTCTGAATATGGATGGGAAAAATTATTCTCTGAACGTCTTTACTTTGCTTACAACCGCAATTATAATATTCCTGTTCGTATTGCCCGTTATCATAATATTTTTGGACCAGAAGGAACCTGGGAAGGGGGAAGAGAAAAGGCTCCTGCAGCTATCTGTCGAAAAGTTGCATACCTACCAGAAGTAGGTGGATCTATTGAGGTATGGGGAGATGGTCTACAAACTCGTTCTTTCCTATTTGTTGATGAGTGTATTGAAGCAACTCGTCGGTTGATGGATTCGGAATTTATGGGACCTGTGAATATTGGTTCCGAAGAAATGGTGACCATTAATCAACTTGTTGAAACTGCTGCTAAAGTATCTGGAAAAGTAGTTCATAAGACTTACAAACTGAATGCACCAACTGGAGTAAGAGGTCGTAATTCTAATAATGATCTGATTCGCGAAAAACTTGGTTGGGATTACTCTCAAAGTCTTGAAGAGGGTATTCGTAAAACATACGAATGGATTCGTACACAAATTAATGAGAGAGAAGGAAATGGGTATAACAATTGATAAAATTCATGAACATGTAGGTGATCGTGAAGATCTAATTATTTTTGAAGTAGGTTGTGCTGATGGAACCGATACAAAACAGTTTCTTAATAAGTTTGGAGATAATCTTAAACTTTATACTTTTGATCCAGATCCTACTAATATCAAAGCAATGTCTGATCCTGATGGTCAAGATGTAAAAGGTCAACCTAATCATAAACTTAGAACTGATTCACGTCATATTTTTACTCCTGTTGCAATTTCTTCTTCTGATGGTTCAACAACATTTACACGTTCACGAAATGTTAATGGTCCAGGAGGAGGAGTTGATTGGGGTCGTTATTCAGGATCAATCTATGAGCCAAAGACTATTGTAAACAGCCCAAAGTATGGGAATCGATGGCCAATGATTAAGTATGATGAGAAGATTGATGTCCAGACTAGGACTATTGATTCTTTTTGTAATGAAAATTCTATTGATCATATTGATTTTTTGTGGATGGATGTTCAGGGTGCAGAACGTGAAGTGTTCAATGGTACGCTGATAATGAAAAATAAAATTGATTATATCTATACTGAATATCATGAAGAAGAAATGTATGAAGGTGCGACAAATCTTCAAACTATTAAAGATCTCCTACCAGATCATGACCTGATTCAAGATTGGAAATATGATGATGTAGAGGGTGGTGATGCATTATTTAAATTGAGAGGTTGATATGAAAGTTTTTGATGTTTTTCTTTTTGGTTATGAGTTAGATCTCTTGGAGATTCGCATGAATCTCCTTGATTCTTTTGTAGATTATTTTGTATTCAGTGAAGGAATTAAAACGTTTTCTGGAGAGGAGAAGGGTTATATTTTTGATATTACAGATAAAAGATTTGAAAAGTTTCAAGATAAGATAATCTATACTCAGATTAAAGAACCAACTTCTGAACAACTTCAGGAACAAGGTAAAAAATATAATGTAAGAAAAGAGTCTTTTATGAGAGATACTTTCTACAAAGATAGTATTAAACAAGTTCTTGAAGATCATTGTTTAGATGAGGATATAATTATCTGGAGTGATCTTGATGAAGTTCCAAATCCAGAAGTTATAAAAGAAATTGAATCATTTTTTGAATCTGATACTGTTTATAATTTTGCACAAGACAATTATCAAGCAGCGTTAAATTGGTTTGAAACTTCTGGAACAATTACATCACAAACTCAAGATTTTGAATATGAAGATGAAGGTCCAAGATGGATCGGAACAAAGATGTCCAATTTCGATACATTCAAAAAATATTCAATGACTGAGATTCGTAGAGAACTTCCACAAGAAAATAATCTTAGAATTTATCCTGGTGGTTGGCATTGGAGTACGGTTGGGAGCGATGTTAAAGGCACAATGTATGATAGAGTTTTGAAAAAAATAAAATCATCTGCTCACACTGAACTTAATAATGAAAAATTGATTGATGAACTAAATCAGAGATTAATTGACGGAAGATCTCCTCTTGGACAAGATAATGCATCTTATTGTATTGTACATTTTGATGAAGATAGATTTCCATCATATCTCATAGAAAATAAAGAAAAGTATTCTTATCTGATCAAATGATTGTAACTGAAATTTATAAAGGTTCTGGATTGGGAAATCAGATTTGGAACTTAGTTGTATCACGTATTCTTGCGGAAAGATATGGATACGAATGGGGTGTTAAGAAAAGCACTCCATATAAAGCAAGAAAATTTATGCCTAATTTTGATTTTGGAAAAGAAGTTACTGGGGGGCATACACCAAGAGAGGGTCAACTACCAGCTTCTCTTCCTGATGGTATTGTAAATTATATTAGAGAAAGAAATGATCCACTTCCTCAATGTGGACATAGTGGAATATTTTTTGACAATAATCTTTGGTATCATCTTCCTGACAATACTAAATTAGATGGTCTTTTTCAATGTCTAAGTTACATTAATGATCGTAAAGATGATGTAAGAAAATGGTTGGAACATAATGTCAATATCACAGAATATTCTGAAGATGATATTTGCGTGATTCATTTTAGAGGTGGTGAATATTTAATTACCGCATCATGGTTAGAACCAAAATTTTATGAAAATGCGAGAGATAGAATGTTGGAGTATAATCCCAACATGAAGTTTGTTGTTGTGACTGATGATCCAGAAAATGCAAATAAGTTTATTACTTGGGCAAGAGTAGTTGGTGCCACGACTTTAAGCGAACAAGAAGATATTGAACAAGGAACAGGTTTCTTTAAGTATAAAGGTGGTAATATTGGAGTTGATTATTCTATCCTACATAATGCTAGAAACGTAATTATGTCTGCCTCGACATTTTCTTTTTGGCCTGTCTGGACAAGTACAAAAGTTGATAAAGTCATCGCTCCTAAGTATTGGTTTGATCACAAAACTTCAGATGGATGGTGGAGAGGTGATGACATGATAGTTCAAGAATGGAATTATATTGATACTCAAGGTAAATTATTTTCTGGTCCTGAGTGTCAAAAAGAATATGATCTTTACAAAGAAAGAAATTCATATTATACTGATAAGAAATAGAGAGTGCCATGTATCAACTGATTGAAGGTTTCATTAATAGTGCCAAAGAAATGGATGACAATGTGTTTCCATTTATGGCAAATAAAGATTGGAAACCAGGTAATAATGTTTATTACTCTGGCCCATACTGGAATGATCTGGAAGCACAAGAACTTATCTATGCAGTGATGAAAGGTAAGTGGTTATCTTCTGGGGAGAAGGTGAATAAGTTTGAGAAAGAGTTTTCTAATAAGTTTGGATTTGATCATTCTGTGATGGTTAACAGTGGATCATCGGCTAATTTGGTGATGATTGCTGCATTAAAAAAATATTTTGATTGGAAAGATGGTGATGAGATTATCGTCTGTTCTTGTGGTTTTGCTACTACGATCGCACCATTAGTTCAGAATGGTCTGAAACCTGTATTTGTTGATATTACTTGGGATGATCTCAACTGGAATGTGGATCAAGTTGAGGAAAAGATTACATCTAGGACACGTGCAGTATTCTCTTCTCCTGTTCTAGGTAATGCTTATGATATGGATAGATTAGTTGAATTATGTAAATCTAAAAACATTTATATTATTGCAGATAATTGTGATAGTCTGGGTAGTAAGTATAAGGGTGAGTATCTTACTAAACATGCTGTTGCTGCATCCTGTTCTTTTTATCCTGCTCATCATATTTGTACCATTGAAGGAGGAATGGTTTCTTCAAATATTAAACAAGTTGTAGATCTCGCACGTAGTTTTGCTTGGTGGGGCCGTGGTTGTTACTGTGTTGGTCAACAAAACCTTCTTTCTAATGGTGTTTGTGGTCGTAGATTTGATACATGGTTGGATGGTTACGAAGATATTGTGGATCATAAGTATGTGTTTTCACAGATGGGATATAACCTCAAACCACTTGATATGCAAGGAGCAGTAGGTTCAGTTCAACTTTTAAAGTTTGATGAGATACATCGTCTCAGAAGGACTAATAAAGAACGTATTCAAAAGATCGTTGAAACTATTCCTGGAACTCGGGTTATAAATGAACGTGAAGATAGTGAGACAAGTTGGTTTGGTGTTCCTATTATTTGTGATGATAAGAAACTAAAACATTCTCTTGTCGCTCATCTTGAAAAAAATAAAGTTCAAACACGTAATTATTTTGCAGGTAATATTCTTCTTCATCCTGGTTATTCTAATCTTGATAGTGCAAATAACTATCCTGAGGCTAATAAAGTATTGAACAAAGTATTTTTTCTTGGTTGTTCTCCGACAATTAATAATGATATGATTGATTATATTGAAAAAGTCGTAAAAGATTTTAAAGATGCTTGATTTATCACGAGTTACTTGTTTTGCAATTGACAATACAAATCGAATAGAAGAAACCATCAAGGCACTTCACACTTGCATGAATGTAGCTAATTTTGGAGAAGTTAAGTTAGTCACTACTCCAGAATTGGTTACTCAATATAAGGAAGAACTTAGTATTGATGGTATTTTAGTTGAAAATCAAGTCAGATCTTTGACTAATATTGATGAGTATAACGAATATATTTTGTATCATCTTTATAAACACATTAATACAGATTTTGTATTATTGGTTCAGGATCATGCTTTTATAATTAATCCAGAATCATGGAAGGATGATTTTTTGAAATATGATTATATTGGCGCACCTTGGCCAGTAAAAGACAGAGCTTATATATCTCCATTTGGTGAACATATTAGAGTTGGTAATGGAGGATTTTCTTTGAGATCTAAAAAACTTCTAGAGTTACCAAGTAAAGTATATGTCCCCTTTAAAGTTTCTGATCAACCAGACTTTTATAAAATGTTTGGGTCAAAAAATACAAATGAAGATGGAAATATTTGTGTACATAATAAACACATTTTTGAAAGAAATGGATGTCGAATTGCTCCAGTAGAATTGGCAAAATATTTTTCATATGAAACACCTGTTCCTGAAAATCAAAATATAATTCCATTCGGTTTTCATAATAATCTTCCTCCTGGTGTTACCGTAGAGGGTTATAACCCTAGATAAATATCACAGTCACATTATTATTGCTATGTCATTTGTTTATAATGCACCAACTTTCACTGAAGTTGATAATATTTTTCCAGAAGCTCCAAAAAGAAAAGATAGAAATACTGCATCATATACTCTTAATCATGTAACTTTTGCGGAAAGAATTGAAGAGCTCGGAGGTCAAGGAGATATTCTTGAGTTTGGTGTATGTTCTGGGGGAACAATTCTTCCTATTGGTCAAAAAAATCCATCTAGAAAAGTTTTTGGATTTGATCATTTTAAAGGATTAGAAGTTACATCTCAACCGACTCCTAATTATGCTGGATGGTCGGAAGGTGCATTTAGAATTGGTGATCCTCAGTATGTTTGGATTCCAAAAACTGTTGAGGATGTAATTAAAAAATGTTCTGCATCACCAAATATTAAAATATTTGTACAGGATGTACATGAGATGATTGAAAAGGAACCATCCGATTTTGGTATTGGTAAAATTGGTGCCGTTCATATTGATCTCGATATTTATGAACCTACTGTTTCAGCATTTAAATTTATTGACAAATGTGAATGGGATGAACTATACTTCCGATTTGATGATTGGCATGGACATGAACCTGATTATGATCATCATGAAAGAAAGGCATTTCGTGAATGGTTGAATAAGCATGAATATCGATTTGAAATCTATGAAGATGGTGTGAGTGGTGGTGCCAAAGTATGGAAGAAGTAAAGGTATCTGTTATCATTCCTTCTTATGAATATAACGGAAAGGGTGTTTATTACTTGAGTCATCTTTTCAGAACTATTTCACAACAGACACTTAGAGAAGTTGAAGTTGTTGTACCAGATCATAGTTTAAATTCTGAGATTGAAGAATTTTGTATGGATAATATCTTTGATCTCAAAATTTTATATAAGAGAAATCAAAAAGGAAGAGGGAACGCATCAATCAACAAAAATGTTGGTATGGATCTTGCAACTGGAAAGGTTGTCAAGATGATGTACATGGATGATTTTTTTGTATTACCTACTTCTTTAGAAAGAACATATGATTCTTTGATAAACTCAGATAAAATGTGGTTGGTATGTGGAACTAATCACACTAGAGATGATGGTAAAACATTTGACACAACCATTTATCCAAAATGGAATAACTATATGCTTCATGGTAGAGGTAATAATACTATGAGTGGAGTCTCTGTTCTTTCATATAAAAATAATAATATGAACGTAAGATGGGATCCAAATACTTGTATGCTTATGGATATTGATTTTTATTATCAATTAAGAAATAAGTATGGAGATTGTTTATATCTGAATGAAGTTCATGTATCTCAAAGAGTTAATGTTGATGCTTTATCATCAACAATAAGTGATGAAAGTATTCAGAAAGAGTTTGAATATTGTAGAGAAAAATTTGGTGTTGTAGTATGAAGTATTATTTGTCAGTTGCTTCAATTTTTAAAAATGAGAGTTGGAATTTGAAAGAGTGGATTCTTCATTACAAATATCATGGCGTTGATCACATTTACCTTGTAAATGATTTTAGTGATGATGAATATCTTCCTACTGTTCAACCATTTATCGATGAAGGTTTCGTTACACTCTTTCAAAATGATGTAACTGAGAGATATGTAGGAAGACAAATAGATTTAAATAATAGATATTTTCTTCCCGTTTGTAAAGAAACACAATGGATTGCTCAAGTAGATCTTGATGAATTTCTTTATAGTCCAAAATGTATCGATCTCAAAGAAATTCTTCGTAAGTATGAAAACTATGGTACAGTCGAAACAAACTGGGTATGGTTTAATAGCAACGATCATGTTGATCATCCTTCTGGTGGTTTGGTTAAGAATTTTATATCTCGTGCTCCATTTGGGGATCGGGTCTGGATGACTCATAGATCTCATAGTGCAGTTAATGGTCAAGAAGAACCAGAATGGTTTAATCTTTGGGCACCTAAATGTATAGCTAATACTAAATTTAATATTCAATCATTTAATATTCATAAGATCATTACCAATGGCCCAAATATCAATCTTTCATTTGTAGGAAAACCTGATGATCCAGAAATCTTAAATAATCATTATCAAATCCAATCAAGAGAATTTTGGGAAAAGGTGAAGATGACCAGAGGCGCATTAAATAACTGGTACTCCACTAATGCAAGAGGTTGGCATACGTTTTATTCTCTTGATGTTGGTGATATAATTGATACAACTCTAGCCGAACAAAATAAGGAGATTAAATTGTGACCATTGGAATGAATAATTTGGGTAGAA